GTTGATTGGACATAACTGGACAGGAGGCACAAGCGGCAGCATCAACCTTTCAAAGGTATGGCCTGACGGTTATGACGAGATTGTCTCACTAGCAGCACACAATGGGCTGTTAATTATCTTTGGACAGCACAGTATTGTTGTGTACCAAGGAGCAGAAGCACCAGCAACAATGTCTTTGTCAGATACTGTGGCAGGCGTTGGTTGCGTTGACAGAGACACAGTACAGCAGACAGGAACCGATGTTATCTTCTTGTCACATACGGGCTTACGTAGCTTTGGACGTACGATACAAGAAAAGTCAATGCCTATCAGTACGTTATCCCGTACGATTACAAAAGACATCATTGGCCTGATACAGGGAGAAACAGAGTTCTTTAGGTCTATCTACAGCCCAGAAGAAAACTTCTATCTGTTAACATTTGTAGGTCAGAACACAACCTTTTGTTTCGACGTTCGAGGCACTCTAGAAGACGGTTCGTTTAGGGTAACACGGTGGCCCGGTTCTGTCTTTACAGCTTACGAAAGACTGACTGATGGTACGCTGTACGTAGGAACAACAGACGGTATTAGTGAGTACAAAGGTTATTCTGATAACGGCACACGATACCGCTTTAAATATTTTAGTCCTAGCTTGACGTTTGGCGACACTTCTCGACTTAAGATCCTTAAGAAGATCAAGCCGACGCTGGTAGGTGCAAACAGTGCTACTGTATTTATGAAGTTTGCCTATGACTTTGGTACGTCTTACAGGACAACAGAGTTTACAGTAGGTAACCAGAATCCTGCTTTTTATGCTGTCAACGAGTTTGGCGAAAATTCTAACCCACTATCAGAATTTACTGGTGGTGAACTTACTAACCAACGCAGCTTGAATGCTGTAGGCAGTGGCACAACTGTTGTTGTCGGTCTTGAGTCAGACATCAACGGTTTTGCTTTATCACTACAAGAAATTAACCTACTAGCGCTAATAGGTAAAACATTATGAGTTTAAATTTACCCGGATACACCGGAACTGGCGGAGGTGCTACTATTGGTGGCGGCTTAAATTTACCCGGATACACTGGAACTGGTGGCGGTCTTACTACTGGCGGGGGTTTAAATATCCCTGCTCCGGGCCTAGCCAATATTCCTGTAAACCTTGCCACAGCAACAGCAGGTTCTACAGGCGGAATAGGTGGCTTTGTAAACGACATAGGAAACTTTGTAGGCAACGCCCTAAGCGGCGCAGGAAACTTCTTAAGTAGTACCGGAGGCCAACAAGCTTTAGGCGCAGGCGCTGGCGCTCTTGCAGCACAACAAGCGTACCAACGCCTTGGTAATGTCGGTGAACGAGCTAGACGAGAAGCTTCTAATGTTGCTCAAACAGGACTGGCTCAGTCAGAGTTTAGGCCGTTTACCGTCACTACTTCTACTGGTGGCATGATGGGTGTTGGACCTGAAGGAGGCACTACAATGACCCTGTCTCCGCAAGAGCAGGCTCTTCAGAACCAACTCCTAGGAGGAGCAGGTCAGTTTTACGGTCAAGCACAACAGCCTTTAGATGCTCGTGAGCAGGCTGTATTTGAGCGTATGAGAGCTGCACAGCGTCCTGAAGAGCAACGTCAGCGTCTAGCCTTAGAAGAGCGTCTAGCGGCTCAGGGACGCTTAGGAACGTCTTCAGCAGCTTATGGTGGCGCTACACCAGAGCTTATGGCCCAAGAAGCAGCACTACAAGAATCCCGTGACAGGGCCATGTTAGCTGCTATGCAACAGGCGCAAGCAGAGCAGATGCAACAGGCACAACTAGGTGGTCAGTTCTTGTCAGGTGGCTATGTGCCTCAGGCGCAGTTAATTGCTGCTGCAGAACCCGCTTTAACTACTTCTCAGCTTGCACAACGTGGTCAGCTAACAGGAGCAGGTTTGTTTGGAGAAGCGGAAATGAGCGGTATTGAAGCTTTGCTTTCTTCAGGCATTGGACAAGCTAATCTCATGGGTCAGATTGGTACAGGTCTCTTACAGCAGGCAGCACAGCCTACGTTTGTAGGAGGAACGTCAGGAGGCGGTGGTGGTGGTGCCGGAGGAGGCGGAGGCCTCTTTGGCTCAATTACGGACGCTATAGGAATTACTGACAGTAATAATGACGGCACTTGGTGGTCAAGGCTCTTGGGAGGTTAATCGTGGCTAGATTCGGACAACAATTTATACAGGGGCTTTTGCAACCCGGTTATCAACAAGGGATGTTTACTGCTGCACAACAACTTGGGGCAAGACCTAGGCAGATGGCAGAAGAAAAAGCAAAAAGAGAAAGGCTGGGAGGTCTTTTATCAGGACAAGGCCCAGTTACACAAAAAGATATTTCTAGTTTTATTGCTGCTGGGGGAGACATTAAAAACATACCTGCGGCGCAGCAGCTGCGTGAAGGTTATGATGAACCCCTGCGTGAAAAAGGACGTGGACGCTTACGTGCTATGGCTCAGATGGATCTTTTTGATCCACAGGACCCCGGAAAATTACAGGGGTTTTTAAATGTTGCTGAGAAGCATAAAGTTTCTCAAAACGAAGCTATGAAAATTTTAGCTGAAGAGCGTGGTACTCAAATTGATAGGGCTAAAACAAGAGCAACCGTCACAGGAAAGCCTAGCTATACTACAGTAGGTAAAATAAGAGACTCTAGAGGTTTGGCTTACAACGTAACTGAGGTTAGAACAGGGCCGGGCGTTGATGACATTAAAATTAACTATGAACCAATAGGGCACGAAACAGATTGGACCGCTACGTTAAAAGACGGTAAGCTAAACAAACCAACTTTCTTAGGCGGTGCTTACACTGAATCAGGAACAGATAAATCAGGAAGGGTTATTGATGAAGCTGAAGCAAAAGCAGAAATAAACGTCTTAGAGGCAAAGGGTATAAGAGAAGTTCAAAACTTTGAAGACGTACGAGACAAGTCAATGCAGCGGTTTTCTTCGGTACGAGACGGCCTTAACGACGTTAACACCTTGTTAGAAATTGTTGAAGAACTTGAACAAGGCGGTAGTTTAACGGCTATGCAAGACAGAGTAGAAAAAGTCTTAGGTGTGCAAACAGAAGATGCTGGTGTGTTTAATAATTTGGCAAAAGAACTTTTAGTAAACCGTATTAAAGCCTTTGGTGCTAACCCAACAGAAGGCGAGCGTAACTACCTTGAGCAGCTAATCCCTTCACTAGAAAATACGCAAGAAATTAATACTGCTATTCTAACTAGAATGAAGGAAAGACTCGAAAGAGAAAGAGCGTCTATTTTTTACATAACGCAACCCAACACAACAAGGGATTCGTACATAAACTTTGTAGACGGTCTGTACGTTACTGACGGCGCTGGTACATCAGCAGAGACAGGCAATCGAAGAGTCAGGTTTGACGACATAAATTAGGAAAACGACATGGCAGAACAAGAACTAATTGACATAGAGTTTGCTAATGGTAACGTGCTTGAAGGCGTTCCTGCAGGTACTTCCAGAGAAGTTATCCTTGACAAAGCAATGAATGCAGGCCTTATTACTAGCATGGACCAAACTCCCGGAGGTAAAACTGCAGGAGAAAAGATTAAAGACTTTAGCTTAGAAAACCTAGACATCCCTGCCGGTCTTGCGGGAGCAATGGGAGGCGCTAAATTAGGCTCGGCTGCAGGACCTTGGGGTGCGCTCTTTGGTAGTATTGTTGGAGGAGCTGCAGCTACTTTTGGGGCTGAAGCCGCTGAAGATGTGCTACAAGGAAAAGAAGTAGACTATGGCAATGCAACAAAAGAAGCTCTAATAAGTGCTGGTATAGATACTGGTCTCTTTGTTGGAGGTAAGGGGGCTGTTTTATTAGGTGGTCTTATAAAAAAGAACTTACCATTAGGAATTTCTCCAGACGAAACAGCAAGAGAGTTTATTTCTTCTGCTCGTATGGGTCAAGATGTGGCTGGTAGTGAGGAGTCTATTCGTGCCTCGCAGAAACTTCTTTCGGAGCAAGGAGCTACTTTAACTGCTTTTCAAGCAACTGGAGGAAAAGAGCTTACACAAAGAATTGCCGATACAGGTATTCTTTCTCAGGCCGTGGGCCAAAAAAATTACGACAAAGTCAACGAGATTGTACAGGAATCTTTTGATGATCTTTTGCTAGGAGCAGGCAGGGAAGGTATTCAACCCTCTGTTCTTGGGCAAGAGATGTTTAGTGTGATTGACCAAGGTCGTAACGCTGCTTTTAATATCTACGAACAAGGAATGAACGACCTAATTTTTAGAGTAGGAAAAACAAGGGTCAACACAGGACAATTTAAGCGTCAAGTTGAGCGTTTTATTAAATCAGGTCAAAGAGCAGGTAAAAAGCAAGGCTTCAACATGCTTGACGACAACGCCAGAGAATTTGCTTTAAATGTTGTAAACGACTTAAGCAGAATGAAAAACATGTCCGCTTCTAATCTGGTTGATTACGAAAAAAAGCTTATGCGAGACATGAGAAAATTTAGTGATCTAAATTCTGATTCCTACAACAACGAAGCCGCTAGGGATCTTGCCAAAATGTCAGAAATGATACGAATGGCGGTACAACGGGAGTTAAAGCGGATTGACCCAAAGGCGGCAGCAGAGTACGCATCAATTAAAAAGGCTTATGGACAAACTATTGAAGGGATTCTCCCAACGAATGTTAAAGGCTTAGTAGAAAACGCTAAAGGCGGGCAATACGCAGCTTTAGGCCAGTTAGCCGCTTCTTCGGGTAGTTTAGATAATCTTAACTCAATGATTAAGTCTTTAAGAACTTCTCATGCTACGATTAGAAAAGCAGGAGGCACCCCTCCAGTTTCTTTAGACGAAGCAATGTCAAAGCTTCAAGAGGGATATTTAAAGCAACTCATGCCTGAGCTTGGTTCTGGAACTTTTGACATACAGAAGTTTAAAAAACTAGCTGCTCGTTTTGAAAAAGGCAAAGAATCTGAAAAACTTAAGATACTTTTTGGTGATAAAGAGCCAAAGGTTCGTCAGTTGTTTAACCTAATGTCAGAAGCTTCTCAATTCCCTAGTAGTAACATTGGAGAACTTATGTTACGAACTAAAGAATATAGTGCTGGTTCTGAATTGTTGAGGTTTGGACCTTCTTTAGTGGCAGGCACTGCTGCAGCACCTGTGGTAGGAACTGCTGGCGGTTTAGCCGGAGCAGCTGCTATTCTTACTATGCCTATCTTCCTAGCTAAGGCTGCCTATAAACCAGCTAACGTAAATAGACTCATTGCTTTTCAAAACAAAGAGTTTAAGAACAATGACGCAATGTTAGTGGCTGCAGGCAACGTAGTAGCGGATATCATGAGATCCTTACCTGAAGAAGACCAAGCAGAAGTACGTAATTACATAAGAAGGCAAGAAGAAGTAAATAGAGACCTACAAGAGGAACGTGTGTCTGCACCTATGCGTAACATGGTTATGTAGGCACTAGAGACGCTCTAGTACCCACTTCAGACCCATGATCTCACCCCGTATCTCGTTATTTCGGACAGCG